CATTTTGGTTTAATCCAAATTTATTAATAATATCTTGTTCTTTTTTTCGTATTTCTTTTGCTTTTTTTAATCGAAATTTTCTCGACAGCATACTACTTTCTTTAATTTTTTCCACAAAAGGCATCAAAGTAGGATCCTCCAATAAATATGCTTTGATATATTCATTAAAAAACCAAAACTTTGTTATATCATCAAATTTAAGTTTAATTCGTAAATTAGTATCTAACGTCCCCAAAGTAGGTACACGAATATATTTTGCATCTTCCGGAAGTGTTTTTCTTTTTTTCATTAGGACAAAATATGGGTTTTGCTTTCGCCTAGTCCCGCATTTGTTTGTCGCACAAATCGCGCCTTAAGCCACAATTCTTCAATTGAGCGCGCGCCGGAATATGAAAAGCCTGATGTGATACCGTTTTTAAGATCTTCTAAGACATTTCTAACTGAACCTTTAAAGGGGATACGAGTGGAAATACCTTCATTCGATGAATATTCGCCGCGCCAATTTAATTGAGCCTCTTTGCTAGCCATTCCACGATACAACTTGTATTGATTTCCACTACTTTCAACCACCACATTACCCGGAGATTCGGCAGTACCCGCCAACATTGAACCCAACATTACAAAGTCTGCGCCGGCTGCAAGAGCTTTTACTATGTCCCCCGAATTTCTAATACCACCATCAGCAATAATTTTTGCGTCCCGATCGGTGCGCGCACAATCAAAAATTGTTTGGAGCCCGGGCATTCCGTGGCCGGTTTGTATGCGAGTAGAACAAATAGAGCCACCGCCAACATTACAGCGTACACTATTGGCGCCCCAATCTGCGAGAGCTTCATAACCCTCTTGGGTTGCGACGTTCCCGGCCATTATGTGTACACAATCGCCAAATGTTTCTCTTAATGTCATTATAGCATTTTTCATCAAAGAGTGGTGTCCATGCGCCACGTCGATACACAATATTCTGGTGCCTGCATCGTAAAGCGCGCTGGCTCGCTCTTCAAAATCTCCCGTTACTCCCACAGCTGCGCCGGATGTTTGATGCCGAGCCAAGTTACATTGTTCTTCAATTGTATTGTAACGGTGAATAATTCCGAGGGCACCCAAGGTATGCATAACCTTTGCCATGGTATCTTCGGTAACTGTATCCATAGGTGAGGACAAAACGGGAATTTTTAATCTAATTTTTTCATCTAGATTATTTCCAATATCTACTTCTTTTCGACTTTTAATATTTGAGTACTGTGGGGTTAAAAGTACATCATCGTAGGTTAGAGTCTCTTTAATTCTCATCTATCATCTCCCATGGGCCTATCATAGTCTTGTTTTGTTCACATAACAATATTTCATAATCATACCATTCCATTGATTCTCCATAACGATGGCCATCAATAGAGGGGCGGCTGTTCCTCATTATCAGTGCGGTCACATATGTGTGTTTGTTTTTTATAAGATCACCCGCTTTCATTTTTTTCTAGAGAATCTATTAGTTTATTAAGATACCATCTAGCTTTCTTTAGGTCTTCTAAATCCTTTCCCTTGTAAGGGTACCGCGAAACATATTTGATAATATTGCCTTGAGTATAATTCATTTTCCATGATTCAATATATTTGTATGTTTCAATAGCTTTTTCGCCTTTATGATTAAAATTATAATGTTTGGGGTGGTTTACTTGATCTTCAGTCATTCTTGTATCACTATTCTAATTCTGCCCAGCTGCCTTCAACAAGGTCAACGTCTCTTTCTTCTAAAACTTTAATTAAATTTTCCCACTCACGGGGCGATTCCCTTTCGGTATATTCATCAAACAAAATATATATTGAGTCGCAATCAAACCCTTGAAGGCCCTGAACTTGTTGGCAGCGATGATCATCAAAATGCCTCACACGTTCCGGTACGACTCCCAATTTTTTTTCGATCGCTTCAATCAATGGAAGTTCATTATAATCTTCTTCCCAAAGAAGAAGCTCATGCAAAATTTCCAATTCTTCAGCTAACTGATAATCAATAACAAAACCTTTGCTTTTCTGTGGATAAACGTACATTCCTATTCCTCCTTTTTATTTTGTAGACGTTCTTTGAAATCTTTAATAATCTGCTGGGCTTTGCTCCAGCACTCAGGGCAATAAAGATGAACTTTTTCTTCTTCTTGTCTTACCACCACATTCCAACTCATAACTTGTTCACGATTCATCTTATCAAAAGGTGCCTCACATGTCAAGCATTTATTAGGCAAAAGACCAAAAAGCGCCGCTTTTTTTCCAAGGGCCTTTTCCGCATCTTTCTTTTTCTTTTTGGCATTTGTTCTCCGTAATTTTCTTTCTAAACTCATTTGTTTTCCTTTAATGATTTTTACAAACTTTAAGCTTTTTAAAAGCGTCGGGGCCCCCGACAAGCCAATTTCGATCACATCGTCTAATACCTGTTTCATCCAAACCGGCTAGCTGCCCCTTACTTGTCCATTGCCAGACCGACCACTCATTCCAACCGCAATTACCATCCGGGGTGTTACGCCCACCTTTTTTATATGGTTGTGTATAATCAGCCACCCAAAGAGGATAATTAATTAAGTCGCCCGGATCGTTTTTAAGATAACTATACATATACCACTTGGCAGTATATACCGCAGCGCGAAGACCGGTCTCCCCCTCCAATTCTTTAAGCCATTCCAAGGCCCATTGACGATTGTAGTCAGGATCACCCTTTACGCCAGCTTCTAAATCCAGCACGGGAAGCATATCTCCTTCCGGAATTGTACCTCCGTAATATTTTAAAAAATCATGAACCTCTGACTTGATATCATTGGCGCCCCCAATATGTGGGGATGGAAAGTGGTAGCCGCCGATGGGAATTCCATGGGCGCGGCACTCTTCTAAATTTCTTTGGGCGCTTTTGTCAAAATAATTAACTCCTTGGGATATTTTAGCCCAAACAAACGAAACTTTTGCTGGATCGACTTTAGCCCAGCGTACATTACCGTTCCAATGGCTAACATCAACTCCTCCGTAGATATCAATTTTTAATTTTTTACGAGTAAGGGGTCCGACAATACCATCGACACCTAGAGTAGAAATTTTTTGAAATTGTTCCACGCTGTTTTGAGTCTTTGGGCCGAAATCTCCATCAACACTTAAGCCCCCTAGAGCCCGTTGAATTCTTTTAACTTCTTGACCCTTATCGCCTTTTTTATATAACAAACTCATGTTTTATTTCCCCTGTAATCTTTAACGCCATTGCCTTTCCAGCGTGCGTTCCAGCCGCGCGTGTCATAATGAACAAAGCTCCGATACAAACCAACGCCACCCTTCTTTATTTTTCCTTCTTTAATTAGATTAATAATAATTTCTCTTAGTTCCGTTGGCTTTAAACTTTTTACAACTATATCAGCTGCTTTTGCTTTCATATGTTGAGATTTCCGCGCGCCGCCTATTTTTCTATTATATTTAGGAGATCTATAACCAGAAATAATATACATAGGTACACCAATATGATCACGAATAATTTGTAAATTTTCTACCAATTCTTCTAAATTTTTCATCAACTGAGTTGGCACTTCAGAGCCGTCGCGACATTTAAATTCGCTCTTTTTAAAATTTTTGCTCATTTGTTTACTCATCTTTTTCTCCTTCACCGCAACCCGACTCATCCTCTGGTGGATATACCCATTTAAATGAGCGATCTCCAATATCTCCATGTGTAGTGCTTCTACTAAATACTATGTGATTAACATTATGCGGTTTTTTTCTAAATTTATTTAGAAACCTTTTTGCGTTTTTATACGGTGTATCCCACTTTCGAGTCAGCACCACAAACTGGATGTTGAAATTTTTAGGATGAAAATATTTCCACGTGATGTCTAGCCAGCGGCCATAAGATGCGTCAGAAAAAATAATTTTTATTGCGGTGGCTCCGGAGCTTTGTTGTAACCAGTTAAGCCCTCCAAATTTTGAGATCGACATCAGCGCGCTTCCGCCGGCACTATGACCCAATAAAATAACCTTATTTATTTTAAGATGTTTTTTATAGTGAACATGCGTTATCAACTTGATTGAGTGAACGAAAGTCGCAAATTCTCCCTTTTTAGTAAAGACTTGGCCTTGGCGCGTCTTTGGCGTCGAAGTGTTTTTTGACCATGGCATTTCGGGAATTATTAATATATAATTTTTTTTCGAATTAATAGTGGAAGTATGTCTTAAAGTGCGTGTTCTGAAATCTCTTTCTTTAAAACCGCCTAGGCCATGAAAATAAAAAACAAAATCTACTGGCTCTTTCGGCCGAGTGGTTTCGGGGATAAAAACAATTGTTTCCCTTCTCTGGTTTATATGTTTTTTATCAAAAATTCCATTTCCTTCTAGCGAAGTAATATAGCTCGTACCTCTTACACTCTTTTTTTGAACTAACAGACTGTTATATACTTCAGTCCACGTTTCAGCAACAGAAAAGATATCATCATAAGGACCACAAGCATGCGCTTCAGCGTAAAACATAACACTTAAGCATAATAAAAGTGTGGTATTTCTTTTTGTCATTTTTATGATAC